CTTCTATGTGTTTGGAATACTTGGTTTTCGTTTTCCCTTGTGCTAATAATTCCTGCTGCCGCTCCTTACTCCGCAAACCTTCAATGATAGTCACGTCCATTATTTTAATTAATTCATTTAAGACATTAATCAACTTTGAATCCACGCCCTTCAATCTTTCTTTTGAGCGCTTACCGAATCTCGGCATTACTTCTTCCTAGTTTTAACTACGTTCTTTCCGTCTTTACCTTTTTTATCATCAGCTCTTGCGCAACTATAAGAACGACCTTGCCAGCTAAAAGTACCACCTGAACCACCTGAGCAATTCTTTTTGAAAGCTGCTCTGAATCCACCAGCTGATTTTGATTCTTTTTTGTATTTTGGATATACACCAGCTTTTGTCAACTGAGAACCTTTATCGGCTAGGTCTTTTGTTTTCACTTTGGATTTAATACCCATTGCTTTCTTCTTAGCCGCTACTGTTCCTTTAGCTCCTGACTTACCACCTTCTTTCATACCTGCAACTGTTTTTATTTTGCCACCAACTTTTTTTAACATCTTTCTACGTCGGGCTCTTTCTCTTCCAGCTTTTGAAAGTTTTTCACCAAGAACCCATTTGTCTTCAGATGCTCGTTTTTTTCTTCTTTTTAATAATCCCATTTTTTACCTTTTTTATTTTATGCTACTAACCAACTTTTGGCTTTCCTTTTAGGTTTAAACCAACTTTTCCTCTTTTCATCCTTTTTCATATTAGGTGGAAAAGAATGAATTTGTGCGTAATAAAGGCTCTCTATTGTGTCATCGTGAGCCATTTTCGGCCCGAAAGTAAGAATTTCGTTGATTAAATCAAACATATTTTTGCGTAAATGCACTGTTCCTGTACTAAAACGGGCCGCAAGTCCGCTATAAATTCGATTTCTTTTCTGTGTTCCGCCAGGTTTCTCAGGAATTACTGCAATATCGTACTTATTTATCCTTCTTCTTTCATCATTTAGAGCCTGAAAGATACTTCTATTCATTGCAACGTCCTCAACGGTGGATGACATGCAGTTATATTTCTGATGCAATTCTAGGATTATATCCACAACTCCCTTCTTTCCAAGTATCTCTCCTGTCTCTGGATTCTTAGAACCTATGGTTGGAACGCTTCTATGTCTTTCATATTCCAATACATATAATTCATTATTAGAGTCTATTGCAATTACAGTAATGACAGAAAAATCACTATGCTTTGTATCAATGTCTGTGGCTGGGTCGCAACCAATGAATGTATTAACAGGTATATCATTGCCATCCTTAACAATATAATTAATTCCATCTTCATGTTTATAGTATCCTTCCCAATATCTTATGTGTTCTCTTCTCCATATGGCATCTTCAGCACTCATCACCTCCATCATGTATTCTTGATAAAATTTTTGAGGTTGCCCAGAGTCAGAGTAGAATTTTTTCTTTTCTTTTATTTTCGAGATTGGAAAGAACGACTGCCATAAAGGAGTATTTTCATCCAATAAAGCTTTATAAGTAATAACTTTCCACGAAAACTTTTTTCCATCTTTTTCAGCTTTTGTATAATTAGTAATAAGATTGTTAATGAAAGAGTCATAATGAACGGGAGTACCATTAACACGCAACCGACCAGTATGAGGCTCAATAGCAGGATATACAACGGCAGTAACCAGATTCGCATTCTTATCCCGAGCCTCTTTCGTGATGGTATTTGCTTCGTGTTCGAAATCATCAAGAACGATAAGGTCATACCTTTTGTGGAGTTTGGCTCCTCCTCTGATTCCCGCAACATTGCTTTTACTAATAAGTTTGCAGCCGTTGGTAAGCTCAATGTCTTCCTCTGTCCATTTTCTACCTCGCATCGGACCAAAGTAATATTTTATTCTATCATTAAACTCTAGATGATGTTTAATGTAGTCCATGTTCCCAACACTAAGCTTCTGAGTAGCAGAAACCCAAGCATAAAATAAAAAATTTTCCTTTGTTGTAAATACAAAGTCTTTGATGATTGATGCTTTTGTTAGAACAGTCTTACCATGACCACGTGGAATAATGATTGCAGTTTGCTTTACATTGGCATTGTCTATTGCATCTGCTATCTCATAATGGAAGAAAGGAGTCTCACTTCGCATGAAGTCATCTGGAAGAAAAAGCTTCCCAAATGATATAAGGTCTTTATGAGCTAATTGTAAGGCTTCTTCAGCCTTCGTCACGTTCTGGCTGTTTATATTTGCCATCTATGAAATTCTTAAATTTTTCTTCATCTTCTTTCATTTCTATATAATCATTAAAGACAGTTTCGAATCTTCCAATTCTTTCAGTTATCCAATATACAGCTTTTTGAAGTTCTTCTATCGACCTTCTTAAATCATGTTTGCTATACTTTCTCTTTTTTTTCATCAAGGTCTCCCAATACCCAATTCATTAAATTGCAATAATCCTTAGCGTCCTTATTATCTCTTGCCCAAAAATTATTTCCATTAACAGATTTAAATCTCTTATATTTATTCTTTACATGAAATGCAGATTTTTTATTCTTAGCCATTAAACTTTTTCTTTTTCTCTCCATGATATTCATAGGCATGTCCTTTGATTTTCAATAAATCATTGAGACTACTCTCTTCTCCTTTAATGAATATTTCACCAAGAACTCTTCCGTATTTACCAGTTCCATAGGACTTCAAAGTAAAGTTTCCCTCATCGGAATTTTCAAGTTTGTCCTTAGTATAAGCTTTGGCCTCTAATCCCTTTGCCTTTTCATCAAGGTCTCTTGTTCTGCTTTCCCAAGTGTCTACACCCACAAACCTTATTCGTTTTTTTACCCAAGTATCAAACCCTAAGTCAATCATTGCATCGCAAGTATCTCCATCAACAACTCTTGTTAACTTAGCATTATATACGAATTTATCTAATTTTTGCATATTCTAATATATGTATATTTCTTTTATATTGTTTGATAATTATAAATAACATAATTAAAAATATAATTGGTTCTATAATTACAAAGATTAAAACATTAATCTCTTTATACGTTAAATTAAATAGAGGCCCAAGCCACATTAAAAAATCTACGCATTTATTAAAGATAAAGTTCATTTCTTACTCCTTAGATACTTTAAATATTCTGAGGCCACTTCTGGATTAAAGATTGTAGTAATAAGCCTATTGTCATCATCTTCATATCGAGGGTCAATAATAGTAACAGGGCAATTAAATATGTTCTTATCATCTAATCCTAGTTTGTCTGCATAGTTGTCCATTATTTTAAAACTAGCAACTTGCAAAGCGTGTGAAATCAGACCAGAAGCAGGGTCTTTTATAACTTGATAACCAGATACATGGGTATGACCACAAGTAAGTATATGGTCTTTCCACCCCATTTGAGCAGCCTTTGCAACACCATGAGCAGTATTCCACATACTATTCCCTTTCCAAGTATGTCTAGCATTAATTGTTATTTCTTTTCCATTTGGGAATATAAGATTCATCCTTGCTCCCCACCTCTCATATAATCCTTTATGGTCTCTCATTATAAACTCAAGAGGGTCTCCATCCCCACTCCATACATCGTGATTACCTGCAACGAGGTATAACCAATTTAACTTATTGACAAAATATTCGGTCAATTTCCACGATTCCTTTGCAGATGTTGATTGCTGACCATACAAAGCAGACAATCTGCCTACCCAGTTATTCTGTATATCTCCTAGATTCCCTGCGAACATTCCCTCTGTATTATTTATAATATCCGTATACATTATTATTTGAGATAGGTCAGTTCCATCATCATCAACGTGAGGGTCTCCAAAATGGGCAATCCCTATAGGCCCATCTATATTGATATGTATATCTACAAGGGTCCTACTTTCCTTTGCTTTCTTTTTTTGTTTATATGCCTTCTGACGAAAACTTATTATGTCTTCCACTGGCATCATATCTGGGTCTCTATCAGCGACCTTGAATGGTGACTCTTCTACTACAACTGGTTTTAATGTCTTTCTAAAGCATGAATTGCAAGACCATTGCTGTTTTTTACTTTCTTTATAATAAGACCATCCGTCTTTTCTTAGATTCCTAGCACCACATCTAGGGCATCCTATTATATTTCCATCGTCATCCGTTCTAAATTCATCAACTGTCTTCTTGTTTGTCTGATATGTCTTTCCCATTATTGCCCTCGGTTAACTGGTTTCTTGAAGCTCCCTCTAATTGGTCATCTGAGAATCCTTGAAATACACCAAGCAGTCCCATTTCTTTTTGCTTGATAACATTACCTGAAGTTCCCACTATCTTTCCAAGTTCCTTTGTGGACTGAAGTATAATGTTGTCATCTTCGCTAAAATCTGCAAGATTTTTCAATTTATTTAGAATATACTCATGGTCTATACCAAGACCCTTAGCCACATCAAGCACTGATTTCTCTATTTCTTTCATTACTCTTTCCTGTTTTAGTAAAATTGTTGCCTTCTTTCTTGCCTTTTGATTGGACATCTCTGAATATGCCTTCTTGTATGCGTCTACCGCCCCCATACCAGTGACAATATTTACTGCAAATTCCTTTTCTTTATTCGTGGTTTCTTTTCTTTTATAAACCCTATTAGAAGTATTCTTTATGTTTGTAGAGAATGTATATCTATTAGGATGATTATCAAAGTCTGTATCCATCTTTACATTTGGCCTATTGATAAAGCTCCCCACAACAGTCCTTACCCATCCTTTTGCAAACTTATAATTCTTTCTATCGGAATGATGACTCACACTATGAGACACCTTCAATAACTGAACTATCCTATCATCATCGGAATACACCCACGAACCTTCATCAGAATCCCTCCAATCTGGATACACTACTGTATTTGGATGGTCTTTTTTAAATTCGTCTATATCTTCATAGACATAGTGAGCAATACCTTTAATTACTCTTTTTTCTGCCAATCAGGACTCTCTCGTTTTAATTCTTTTATTTGTAGGGCTAAATTATCTATCAATTTAGATACCTCATCATGCACCATGAATACATTACCATCTATCTCTAAAGGAATCATCTCTTCAGAAAGATTCTTTAAAACATCTTCTTGTACCTTTAATGGTAAATCCGACAACTCTTCTATAAAATCAGCCATATCTTTCTTATACATTTCTTTTTCCCTACCCTACCACCCTATAAATTTAATACATTTGTCAAATTTGCCCAAGTTATATTTACTAAAAAAATTGTGGGATTTTGATATATAGCCTTATTTATTATAGTATCCCCTATTGGGGAGATTTCCAAAATAGAATTTTCGTTATTTTTGATTTTAATTGATTGATATATATTATGATTAATTAACTTAACTAAAGGAGGTCACACAAAATGACCAAAGAAAAACTAGACCAACTTCTTGCAGCTGGTGCTATAACAAAGTTACAGTACGATGAGATGATTGGTGACATAGTCAGACGTGAGGCTGAACAAGATGAACTGGATAAGACACAGGCATGGTTCAAGAAGTATGAGAAGGCTAACTTGACTACCAAGAAAAGAATGGGAGCTGAACTCACTGCTAATCTTTTCATGAAAGGTGCTCTTACTAGTGACCGTCAAGAGAAGAAACAGATAGAAGGTAACGCTTATGATATAAGAAGCGCTACAAGAAGAGTCGGTGGTTTCATTAACATTTAACCTTTAACAATTCGAATGGGGATGCTATTATAGGTCCTCATTCATAACCTTATATCGCCGCTATATTCGCAATGCGGTGCGCAGAGACGCAATAATTCCCTAGTTGGTGCAATGTGTAAGTGCATCAGAGACAATACATAGATAAACGTAATAATTAGTGATATTATCTTCCATATTTGTATCAACTTGGGCATTAACTGTGTATTATATTTAGCACCTGAGTAAGTCGAGAAACTGCTCAATTTAGGTTAGACCTGAGTAATCTGTCTCAGAATACTATAGTGCTACGAAAGTAGTTTAACGTAGATATTCGGTATAAACTGCTCAAAAATTTTTATAACAATAGGAGAAGTAAAATAGTGATAACAATTAAAGAATTACAAAAGAGTGTGCCAGACCTTATTGGCAAAGTGTATACTGAGGGTCAGGTCACTGTAGTAGAAATTCCTCATGGTCGTATTAAGATAATGCCAAATCATAGGAAACCTGGCAAATAAGAAGGAGTAAATAATGAATCATATTGGAATATTTGATGATTTGAATTACCTAACCCTTGAACAAATTGAAGAACGAGAAGAGATACAAAGAGAGAGGGAGCGTAAGGAAGAGCTAGCATTTAAAGAACATATATCTATAATGGTAGAAACAATAGAAGAAGGACGTTGGAAAGGTTGGAAACCTGAGCCTCAATTTATGGATTATGTAGTTAGAGGAATGAAGAAGTTTCTGGAATCACCATTTTAAGGTTAGCCGCTGCCTTATAACCAAAAGCGGCTCTAGAATTATGGGCATTGTCATCTTATACCCACAACTACAATACAGTATAAGAAGTGGACTCCGCATCGTCCTTACTTCATGGCAGTGCCCTATTTTTTTAACAATAACAAGGAGTAATTATGAACATGGTACAAGAGTTTGCACTTAACATAGTGGTATTATCTGTATTATGCGGTGTGTTTGTATATGGACTATCACAATTAATGTATGATGAGGAGGAAGAAGATGAGTAAACAATCAATGGTTGAAGAATTAGTAAGAAGACTAGAGAAAGCAATAGTATTTAAACAAAATTCTATTAATGGATACAGTTCAAATCAAAATAATGAAGCAGAAGCAATTAATCATGGATGGATACAATGTTTAAAATGGGGGCTGGATTTAGATAAAACACAAGAGGAGAAAGATAAAGAATTTTCACAATCAATAGATAATTTAACAAACAAGGAGGTTAACAATGATAGCAGTAACGAGTAAATTAGCATATAAAAAGTTAAATGAGAGTGGGAAATCCACAACTCAGAAAGAAGTAATCATGGACGTTGTAGAAAGTTATTGCAATATGGAGCATTATGATGGAAAAGGAATATCCAATAATGAAATAGAAGTATTAACAGGATATAAAATAAATGCTGTTAGTGGTAGGGTGAATGATTTAAAGAAAGATGGTAGATTGAAAACTATTGATAAAAGAAAATGCACTATAAATACAAAATCTCTTATTTCTCCAGTAGAACCAGTAGGTAAGGAAGATGTGTTTAAAAATGAGACCATTGATAAGATAAAACTGTTGTTAAACTTGTATGGATATAAAGATTATGAATTTAAAACAAAGAACGATGGAGCGATTACATTTATGATAGGATACTATAAACACATTTCTAATAATGATTTAATAAGGATTCAAGTAAATAGTGATTCAAAGATAAATGAACATTCGTTTTACGATGAAGATTGTGGTGATAAATTTTGGTATGAATTAATATAAACTGTTGGGGTGTAAAAATATTAATCTTAGTAGTCTTTTACTATCATATGTAGAAAAAAAGATGAGAAATGCTAAGGTTGGCTGGTAGATATACCTTCACCCCATAATTAAAAGGAGATATATAATGGAACATAATTTAGGGTATGATGATGACCCAGACACACAATCATTGCTAGAAGATGAAGAGTTCAATCAATATAAGAATGAAGTATTCCTATATTTAGAGGAACTAAGAGAATCAAATATAACAAATATGAATGGAGCAGCTTCATTTATTCAGGCAGACTTTGAGTGTGGTAAAAGTATGGCTAGAAGATACTTAACAGCGTGGAAGAAAGGATATAAAAATGAAGAAGAATGAAATGTTAAACATCGTATCTAAGAAAGAATGTATGGATGCTATTGAGTATTTATTTACAGAAGGATTCATAGAAGATATGAGGTCCGATGCTAGATACTATACAAGAATACTATTAAATAAAGTAGCAAACGATTATAACCTTAAATTAGAATGGAAAGGAGAAGAAGAATGAGATATTATTGGGAAGTGTTGTTTAGTACAGAATATTTTCCGTACTGGGAGTTCACAATGTTGATGATGTTAGCATTACAACTAAGTCATTTGTGGAGACAGCATAGAATAGAAAATAAAATAGACATTGTAAACAAAACAATTAATCAAGCATTAGATGAAATGGAGGAGTAATGGAATTTGAAATATGCACTAATACAGAGTTAGGATATAAAACAAGTTTAAAGGGAGAGATAGATTTAATACCATCTAAATTAATTCTAACATTTGGGATACCTCAAATAGGTCAAGATAAAGTATCTGGAGAGTATTTGTTTACAAGTTTTGAAGTATCTAATGGTTGTAAATCATGTGGAATATTCACTTTGTATGATTGGAAGTGGACAACTCTTTATGATATAGATAATCCATATACTCCTGAAGAATTTTGGGAACTAAATAAGCCAATTACATTTAATATTGGTGGACATAGTAAACAATATTTAAATGAGTTCAAGAAATGGATTGTTTTGAAACAAAAAAAACGACTTGCAAATATCGAGTCCTCCGAGACCTGACATAAGAACATATTTGCAATAATCGATAGAGGTTGATGGAACCTTAAAATCCTATGCAGTATACACAGGCCAATAAGTAGTCTTGAAACTTTATAGGTTTGGGATAAAAATCAACCTCTTATCGATTGACTCTAAACCTTGATATTATTAAATTTACACCACATTTAAGGAGAGATAAATGGACATTAAAGAGATATATGGTGCCTACCTAAAATACCAAGACACACTAAGAGAGAGAGATGAGAATGTCTTTCATGCGTCTTCGTCAGGTAGTTGCTATAGAAAACAAATGTATTCATATTATGATTATCCGTCCGATGAAAAGGATGGAACATCGTTTAGGTTGTTAAGACTTGGAACTTTAGTTCATGCTGATTTAGAAAAAGCAATGTCAATGTATGAAGACAAACTTGCTGAAATGCAGACAGATGATACACCAATTCAAAGGACTATTTTAATTGAAGAAAAAATAAAAATTGAAGAGTTGGATGTTGTAGGTACTTTTGACGCTGGTGAATTAATTGATGACAATACTCAGGCTACTTCAGAATTTAATCTATATGATTATAAGACAGCCGCTGCATACAAATGGACAACAAAGTTTGGATTGAAGAAGAATAGGAAACCTAATTCTGATTTAAATTACAAACTACAGTTAGGTACTTATGCTCTTGGTATAAGAAACAAGTATGAACCAGATAGGATTAACATGTATTTGGTATGGTACAATAAGAACACATCGCAGATGAGAGAACAAATAGTATCACCAGAGTGGATAGATAAAGCCTTCGAGTATTGGACAGAAGTATTTGAAATGAAAGAGGACATGGGTAAAGGATTTGAAGACGAGTTAATACCTGAGATTACTTATGGAGTACCTGTTCAAGATTGGGAATGTAGGTACTGTCAGTATTATAGTATATGTCCTAGTACATTAGCAAACAAAAAATAATAAGGAGTAACAATGAGCAATGATAACGAAGTAATAGTAGTTGACCAGCAAATGCTTGAAGCTACTGACGCTGTAAGACAGGCAATAAGAGACAAGCATAAGAAAGTTTCTAGAATAAAGACACCAAAGCCGTTTATCAAAAAGAAGATGGGATTGGATTATGTAGAATTTTCTTACATGAGAGATGTAGCGGATAAAGAATTTCCAGGCTGGTCTTGGACAATAGAGAAGACTGAAGTATTAGGTAGTGAGGCTTTCGTTGTTCAAGGTAGATTGAAATGGTACGATGAGGGAATATGGAGACAGGCTGATATGGTAGCTGCTCATAGGATACAAAAGAAACGTGGAACAAATGAGTTCGTAGACATAGGTAATGATGTTAAAGCATCTAATACTGACTGTATTAAGAAAGCATTTAATATGTACTTGAATATTGCAGATGATGTATACAGAAATCAAGTTGAGGACCTAGAGTTATCTGATGAACAGAAGAATGATATTCTTGTAGTTGCTAGTGAATTAGGTGAGGATAAGATGGAACAAATTCATGGATTGATAAATGACCAATCAATTAATACTGCAAATTATAATTCATCTAAACTTAAACTAGAAAGAGAACTGGAGAGAAAGAATGAGAAATCTGAACAGTAGTTACGATGATGGTCTTCTAACTGAAGAAGAATGTTATACAATAGGCACTAATGATGGCAAAGAATTTAGAAGAGTAGTATATAAAGGTACTAAACTTCTGAATGGCAAACCAATGATGGTATTTAAAACTGAAGAGAATCAACCCTTAACAGTTAATCCATCATTTCACACTTTCACAATAAGAGAACAACCGCTACCTCAACCTGAGGATTTAGAGAGTAAGGTGGATGTTTACATACAAAATCAAATAAAAGGAGAACAGTAATGGGAAAAATCTCAACTAAGGATAAAGACGACCTAATAAATAGTGGAGTCTTGTCAAAGAAAGCCCTAGCAGAGATGGAAAAAAAGAACTTGGTTGCTAAAAGCAAGACATCCATTAAGCGGTTTATGAAAACTGCTGATGGGAAATTTGTTGAACCAAAGTTATATTTCCGAGGCTCAAGTGGAACAACTCCATCAAAGAAGATGGATGATTTCCAAACAGCCTACAACAAATTGCTAGACAAATTCGCAACAACTAAAACAAACACTAAATAGGAGTAATAATGGCAAAAGCACTAGATGCTACTTTCGACCCCTCACAACAATGGGTTCCAACTGAAGAAGGAACATACCCAGCTCATGTAGTATCCTTATCAACTAAGGAAGTTAATACAAGAGCAGGTGAAGCAATTGTCGTGAACATGACATATAAAGTAGCTCCAGAAGTAGTAGATGTTAAACAAAAAGTATGGGAAATGGATGGATATAACTATAAAAGAGATTCGAGTGGCGAAAGGATTCCAGTCTTTAATGGCGGAGGAACTCAATCTGAAGTTAGTTGTACCCATTTAAAAGATAAGACTCTATATGATAATGGATTCTTTGTCTTTACCGATACATCATCTGCTAGTAAGAACAGTAGATATTTCCAATTACTAGAAAATCTGGGCATTGAATGTGCAGATGATAAAGGTATAAAGAAATTAGTTCTTATTGAGCAAGATGATGTTGTAGGTCACCCTGTGATGGTCACGACTCGGAGACAAGAGTATGTCACTAAAGAGACTCGAGACCTACCATTGGACCAACAAGAAAAACGTTCTACCTTCAAAGTGAATGATGTTGTAAAGTGGGAGGATGGAGAAGTTCTTTCAACTGAAGAGTTGGACGATGACGTACCTTTCTAAATAAAAGAAAAAAGGGTTTTTATTACAATAGGTGATGAATGTAACTTTGAGACGAGGGTAGCCGGATTTATATATAATCTCTCTCTCGTCTCTCCCTTAGTTCTCCCAAAGGCAGGCTACCCTCAAACCATTAAAGGAGAGATAATGAACGAATCAAGCGCAGTAATTAAATTAACACAATCTGAAATAACTCATACTATAATGGCATTAGTTATGGCTAGACAAGCATCGGCTAACTTAGGCAATGAATATTATGAAAAGATGTTTGATAGACTTTGGAAAGATTTTGAAAAAATTAAAAACGCTATAATAGAAGGAGAAAATGACATTGAAACCAGAAACAAAAAGGAAGAGACAAATAGGAATAGCCCGACAGCTTGCAAAAGCTGCGATGATTGATAAACCAAAGTGGTTCCCTGCTAAAGGTTTTACTTACTTGAAAGATGTTAGTGTTGGTGAATTAGTCGATACTAATAGTGGGTTAAGAGCCATTGTTGCGGAGCATGGAGAGTGTTCAACATCAATGTTGGTTCTAAAGGCCGACCATCATCCATCAGAAGATAGACAATTCTATTTAGGTAAACATAGATGGGCAAAAGAAACCGAAGTAAAAATAATAGGAGATTAAAATGAAAGACATAGGATTAGAAATGGTTACATCAAAAGAACAAGAAATGCAAATAAGAATAGATTGGTTAGAAAAAGG